GGTGAGCCAGCTAACAGGAGTATCCTCCGGTATTCATCCTTGGTACTCAGAGTACTACCTCAGGACTGTACGAGCAGACAACAAAGACCCGCTCACGCAGTTGATGAAGGACGAAGGAATCCCGTGGGAGCCTGATGTAACAAAGCCAGACGCAACCACTGTGTTCTATTTCCCAACGGCAGCACCGAAGGGAGTCAAGTACACCAAGGACTTGACAGCAATCGAACATCTAACGCTCTGGAAGCTTTATCGTGAGCACTGGACCGAACACAATCCTTCCGTGACGATCAATGTCAAGGAAGAGGAGTGGGTGGGAGTAGGAGCTTGGGTATACGACAACTTCGATGCAATCGGTGGAGTGTCATTCCTGCCAGCTTCTGAGCACTCTTACAAGCAGGCTCCCTATCAGGCAGTCACCAAGGAAGAGTTCGATGCGTGGAATGCCAAGATGCCTTCGAGTGTCAATTGGTCACTATTGCCACTGTACGAATCAGAGGACGGAACAAAGGGTTCTCAGGAACTTGCGTGTTCCTCAGAAACAGGATGCGAAGACGTAGACATCACCTGATATAATCAAGGTGTGAGTAGCATCTATTGTGACAGAGTGTACGGGGAACATCCCATCGGTTTGTGGTCTTTTAGCGATCATTTGACTTATCTGACGCTATTGACAGAAGCCGATGAGGATGTTTCTTTGTGGTCTGCCTCTGCCAAGAGTTACGCATCGTTCATTCGTGACAGAGTTCCTAGGTTCCCCGGTATTGGTGGAGCTTATAAGGTGACCAGCGCGACAACGACAATTGGTGTCGTTCCAGATCAAGAGCACTATATTGAAATCAAGAAGCTTGACATTATTACGACAGACGAGATTAACCTCACGGAGAACATTGATGTTGGATTCTGGGGATTTGAGTCTGGTTTGTTCAACTTCTTTGAGGTAGTTCTCGTCAATAGTGCGGGCAACGTCGCAAAGATCAATCCTAGCGCAGCCGTAATCGACCAGATTGATTATGCAGCAGCGCGTGTAACAATTCAGCTTGATGCGTGGGAACAGGTTTATGCAACTTTTCCCGGTCCCAAGGTTACAGAAGACGTACAGAACCTAGGTATCCGCATTCGAGCATACTACCCATCACCAGCAACATACAACTTCCTCATCGGTGGAGTGTCAGTAGGGCAGGGTAGAGGATCGAAGATCATTCTTGAACACGGCACAACAAGTTCAGCCCCAATCAAGGCGTCCGGTCTCCAACATTTTGCGGGTATCAATCAGGCCGTAGCTATTCCAGAGTATGGATTCGGCAGAGATACGGCATACGTTATCAAATATGATAACAAGCTATCCGCGTCAACCACCGGTATCCCGTTGGTGTATGGCGATTCCACGTCTCTTATCCTAATCTCCAACCCAAACCCTTCCGTGGTGTTTCCCGGTAAGGGATTTTTGCATGACACTGGAAAGAATTCTGAGCTTACACTTGAAATGTGGATGCGTCTAGGCTTTGAAGGGTCATCCAGTGGTAAGGTGATGGGGCCTTTGTGGTCAACTGATGGCTTGTACGTGGATAATGGATCGTTGGTCATGGCTATTGGCGACGGTCTCGTCTCTTATGAAATCTCAGGAGAGGATGGTCCATTGCTAGTGAGCATTACCTCAACGCAACAGCGAGTGACATTGATGGTCAATGCTATTGAGGTTGGTTCCCTGACCCCAGCTACCAGCTACCCGAACAACTACAACTTCAACACTGACTGGATCGGTGTCTACGCAGGGGACATCCTATCTGTAGAGCTTGGTCCTGTTGCCATCTATCCTTACGTTGTATCGCCTCTGATCGCCAAGCGTAGGTACGTATGGGGTCAAGGCGTCCACACGCTTACAAGAGCAGACTTTGCAACCTTCTCGCGCACGTATGCGAAGTATGGGGCAGTCAAGAAGCTGGACTTCGACCTAATTGCTGAGAGGGATTATGACGTACCTGACTAACAATCGTTTCGGCAAGGACCGAGAATACACAATGACGAAGACCTACTATAGGTCTAGGACACCACTGTCCGGTATCTCTCAGGTTGACCTTGATGCGGGCGGAAGAACAACGTCCAACATCAAGTTCATCCATGTCTCCATGTCATCGCCAATTGTTCGCGGGCAGGCATATGTGTCCTTCCATAAGATCAAGGGTAAGTGCATTGATGCACTATTTGCCAATCAGGGATCAGAAGAGAGTCTTATCGTCATTGCTGAGGAGAATCTGTTATACAGGATTCCAGCAGACGTGATCCTAGATTTTAGGTTGCCCAACCCACATCTGTACGAAATGGATGTCCACTTCCTGTTGGATAATGATTCTCTTGTACCATCAACGCTTCCTCAAGTATCCGTGTTTGCCCTTTTCGACAACGGTAATTGGAATGAGGTAGGCACACAGGGACAGCTTAAGGCTTTGCCATACGTGCCAGAAGGTGTCTACTACTCAAAGAAGAACGTATCACCATACATGATTGGTAAGGCAGAGGGTTCCGTCATGAACCTCGGCAACGAGAGCGGTATCTCTGTTCTGGATGGACAGGTGTCTGTTACTAGCAGACAGTATGAGACATTCTTGGGATTGCAGTTCTGGGTAAAGTCTGATGCGTACTACGACAACGTTGATATGGAACTATCCGTTGGTGACGGAATTACGAAGTTCTTCATCTCCCAGTACGATGACGGAGGAGTGTCCGCTAGGTTCTCCGTAGGTGAAACAACTTTGGACACCGGATTTACTTTGTTCCAAGGTGGACAGCAAGTTTCTGTTCCAACACTACGTAATGGAGTATGGACAGCAATCGGTGTCGCCTTTGATTCACCAGTCCAACCGGGTACAGAAGTACCCAAGTTCACCTTTGGTCCCGGCGTAAAGCTAAAGAACATCATCTTCTATGGTGGAGACAACCTTGCCAAGATTATGAACTTCCGTTCTTGGGCACAGGTCGCATACTCAAACAACACGTCAATGGCATGGCAGGACTGGGACGACAAGACTTGGGCTGAACTTTATATCTCTGCGTCTGACGTTCCCGCAATGGACATTGGTAAGCAGTACCGTGGAACAATTGGTACAAACAGATACGTTGTGGGTGAGGATGAGGGGGAGGAATCTCACACCCTGTACATCATTGACGATGGTATCACAATTACTTCTAAGGCTATCGTGTTGGACAGTGGTGAGAATCTTGTACTTTCGACGCCATCATGGAAAGGTGTCGGTACGTATTCAGCCTAATATGCTACAATAGCGTATATGAGCGACGATCCATTCAGCAAAGCAAAGCATAAGACCACAATTGTTCCCAAGATGTACGAGTGGGGACTTTTCTTCTGGCAGTTGCCAGATGGTCACCTATTCCATGACGGTAACGGAAACATGCTCAATATCAAGGCTAGCTCCATGTATGACTTCGACGCAATGAAGAAGCTCAAGAATGCAGCAGCACATTATGGTCAGCCAGAAGGCAAGCCTTGGTTCCAAGCTGGAATCCGCAGGGCATCAGATGACGAACACTCTGAGCAGGTAGACCGACTAAAGGAAGGTCTTATCCCCAGCGTTAATGACCTCGGTGCTTTGGCGGCAGCACAGGCAGCAATGAGAAAGAACGGTCACAATGAGTACTGACACCTTCATTGATGTAAAGGTGGCAAGGGATGAGATTCTCCCCACACCAAAGCCAAGCGCAGACCCTTTCGATAAGGCTTGGAAGGATATCAAGTCTGAGTCTGTTAATCTAGACAACAACCTCAAGCGTCGTGTAGATCGTCTTGAGAAGTCATTGGGCGCAGCGCCTACAGCATCTTACGAGGAATCGTCCAAGATGCAGCCTTCGGGTAGTGGAGCGCAGTCCAACCAGATCAATCCCGGCAAGTTAAATTATGTCAACGGCTACGGTGCCTTTGACGCCATCAACCCACCCTACAACCTGTACACCCTAGCTGGGTTCTATGACACCAGCTTCTCCAACCACTCCGCTATCTCTGCGAAGGTTCATTCTGCCGTGGGTATGGAGTTCTCCTTTCAGCTTACCCCCAAGGCAATGCAGGAGCTACAGACCAAGAAGCCAGAGGCTCAGGACAAGGCCAAGAAGAAGCTTGACAAGATCAAGGTAGCTGCACGCGAATGGCTCGAAGGTCTTAATGATCAGGACGCATTCACTGACACAATGAACAAGATTGTCACTGACTATGAAGCAACCGGAAACGGCTACATGGAAATCGGTCGTACAACCACGGGAAAGATTGGTTATGTCGGTCACGTTCCTGCTATTACAGTTCGTGTGCGTCGCCTCAAGGATGGCTATGTTCAGATCATTGGACAGAAGGTAGTTTACTTCCGTAACTTCGGTGCAAAGAACCCTGACCCAATCATTGGTGACCCAGAGCCAAACGAAATCATTCATTTCAAGAAGTACTCACCATTGAATACCTATTATGGTGTGCCTGACGTTGTGTCCGCAGCAACTTCTGTTGTCGGTGACCAGCAGGCAGAACAATACAACCTTGAGTACTTCGAGAACAAGGCTGTGCCTCGTTATCTTATCACCCTCAAGGGTGCCAAGCTTTCAGCAACGGCAGAAGACAAGCTATTCCGATTCCTACAGACAAACCTCAAGGGTCAGAATCACCGTACCCTGTTCGTCCCTCTTCCTCCTGATGCCGATGGCAACAAGGTTGAGTTCAAGATGGAACCTGTAGAGAACAAGATTCAGGATGCCAGCTTCGAGCAGTACCGCCAGAACAATCGCCAGAACATCTTGATGGCTCACCAAGTACCGCTGTCAAAGCTGGGTATTGCTGAGGGTAGCGGTGTAGCGGCGGCAGTAACACAGGACCGTACATTCCGTGACAACGTTATTCGTCCATTGCAGCGTTACCTAGAGAAGGTTGTGTCCAATATCATCAAGGAAGCGACTCTCTTGGTAGAACTCAAGTTCAACGAGGCTTCTGTTGTTGACGAACTCGTATCCGCACAGATTCACGAAATCTACTTGGGTCAGAATGTTATCAAGCCTAATGAGGTACGTGGAGATTTGGGCAAGGCTCAGATTGAGGGTCTTGATGATGAGCAGGCAAATCAGGCCAAGGAACAAATGCAAATGCAGCTTGATGCCAAGGCTCAGGAAAACCAAATGAAGGCTGATACAGCAGCAACTGCCGCACAAGCAAAGGCTGAGGCAGTAGCAGCTAAGCCTGCCGTAGCGGGAGCAAAGCCAGCCCGCGATGCGCGTGATAGGTCACGTTCACAGAATGCTTCTGATTCTCCAACAACTGCCACTGGAAGAAATCCAAAGGGTAGTGGAGCAAAAGCAAATAAGTGATATACTAGGAGAGCTATGATGAATTTCGCTGAAACTTCCGGTAAGATTATCGATGGACGTATCGAATTCACTGTTCCACTTACAAAGGTGGACACAGAACGTCGAATGGTCCACGGATTTGCAACGCTCGATAATATCGACCTTGCAGGAGATATCGTACCTATTGAGGCATCGCTTAAGGCATTCAAGAGTTTCGCGGGCAACATGCGAGAGATGCACGACAGGCTAAAGGCTGTTGGAAGCGTCATCTCATTCAAGCCAGAGCGCTTCTATGATCCAAAGACCGACAAGGTCTACAACGGTATCTTTGTCTCAGCGTATGTTTCCAAGGGCGCTGAGGATACTTGGCAGAAGGTTTTGGACGGTACCCTGAGGGGCTTCTCCATTGGTGGAGTCGTAACCAAGACATCCGACAAGATCGTAGACAAGGGAATCTACAGGGTCATCGAGGATTACTTCCTTAACGAACTCTCCTTGGTAGACAACCCATGTAACCAGCTATCCGCAATCATGTCATTCGAAAAGAGTGCCGATGGTGGATACCTAGCAAACACTTCACCAGAGAATGTATTCTGGTGCCGCAACGACAATACGGTTCAGATTACATCTGCAACCGCAACAACTTGTTACCACTGTGATACAACAATGCAGAACATTGGTTTCGTAGAATCATCCGATAGCGACAAGATGGAAGTTGTCAAGTCCCTATTGGCTGGTGCAAGGTACGTACCTTCTGACGGTGATACCGTAGATTTCAACGAGGGTATCGGAGTAATCGAGAAGGTAATTAGCGCAGGAACGGTAAAGCTAGACACTTCTGATGAAGTGTTTAACGCATCGGAAACTGACCCTGTAGCAATTGTACGCATCTATGCACAAAATGATGATACAATGGTTGCAGCAAATCGTCGTATTTTGAAGAATGTTTCTTCACTATCAAAGACCAAGGATAAGGAGGTTGAGAACGTGAACAACGCTGAAACTGACGTAACAGTCGTAGAGGAGGTAGTCATCGAGAAGTCTGTTGATGAATCCCTAGGCGCACCGCAGGTATTCGAAGGAACACCTAAGGATGCCGCAGAAGAGACTGTCGTAGAAGAGGTAGCTGTCGAAGAGGTTGTAGAACCTGTCGAAGAGGTTGCCGCAGAAGAGGTTGTTGTCGAGAAGGCTGTTGAAGCCCCAGTAGATGACAACTCTGAAATGAAGGCACTGCTCAAGAGTCTCACCGACGCATTGGCACCACTCGCTGGACTTGCAGAACTTGTGAAGTCTCTCGGTGGAACGGTGCAGGAAAACAGCGAAGCAATCCAGAAGGTCTCTTCTGACCTGTCCGCAGCCAAGGACGAGATTGCTTCCGCAACAAATGAATTTGGTAAGCGTGTCGATGCTGTGGAAAGCAAGAGCGCATTCCAGAAGTCTGCTGATCTGGGCGAGATTAGGCAGGTAGAGTCGGTAGTACCGGCTAAGCAAAGTAAATGGGCTGGACGTATCCTCGATACCGCCTATTTCAACAACTGACAGTTTTAATAACAAATGGAGGTGAAAATGTCAGAAGAGGTTCTAGAAAAGGCCGTTGAAGCTGGTGTTCTTGCAGCCGGTGGTATTGGTGGAGTAACTTCCCCAGCCGCAGGTAATGTAGGAAACGTAGCTGGTGGCTATTTCGGAAGCACATCCGGTGCTAACGCCGTTAACCCATCCGGTACAGCCGGTGGAGGAATCCTACAGCCAGATCAGTCCAAGCAGTTCATCGATTACGTATGGGATGCTACTTATCTTGCTCAGGATGGTCGCAAGATCACAATGCGTGCAAACACCGCAGAAATTGAGAAGCTTAATGTTGGTGAGCGTGTAATCCGCGCCGCAGCACAGGCTGACGGAACTTACGAGAACGCAGGAGCTGAATTCACAAAGATTGAGCTTACTACGAAGAAGATTCGTCTCGACTGGGAGCTTTCCACAGAAGTTCTTGAGGACAACATCGAAAAGGATGCCCTCGAAGATCGCATCGTTCGCAACATGACGAACGCACTAGCAAATGACATTGAAGACTTGGCAATCAACGGTCTAGGTACCGGCGCTGACAAGTTCCTCAAGATTATGCCGGGATTCGTAGCTCTCGCTGACGCATCCGGTTCAGGAGCACATGAGAAGGTTGTAACCGTTACTGGCGGAGCATGGACGCCAGAGGTTATGCAGGGTCTCATCGACACGATGCCTCGCAAGTATCGCGCAATGAAGAACGGTCTAAAGTTCTACGCAGGCTCTACCACATTTGCGAACATTGTTCGTAACAACGGTACTCTTGCCAACGCTATCTGGACCGACAACAACAAGCAGACGTACCTCAACGGTACCGATCAGGTAATTGGTGGCCTCAAGGCTACTAAGGTTCTGGGTCTGAATGTTGTGGAAGTACCTTACTTCCCAGAGGATCGTGTGGAACTAACCTTCCCACAGAACCGCTTGTGGGGCTTCCAGCGCGACGTGCAGATGTACCGCGAGTTCCGTAACAAGAAGGACACAATCGAGTACACCGTATACGTACGTTTCGGACTCGCTTGGGAAGAGCTTGACGCACTTGCTTATGCAGATGCAGCAGCCGACATCTGATCGGTAGAAGCTAAGTCAGAGGGGGCGGGGTAACCTGCCCCCTTTGTCGTACCCAATGATATAATGAACGCATGGAGGAAAATATGAGTGATGTTGAAGTCACCGCACCTGAGCCTGTAGAGGAAGGTGTTGGTGCCCTAGTAATGGGCAAGACCGGAGTAACACAAAAGCAGTCACGCAAGCCGCGTAAGACAGTTGTAGCGCCGGTAGCAGATGACAAGACAATTGTTGTCTCTCAGGGTAATATCGATTGGTCCGAAGTCGGAAAGCTAAAGGCAGGATTCAACGTGGTTACCAAGGAAGCGGCAGCCAAGTGGGTAACCTTGAAGAAGGTACGCGAGGCATCCGTTGAGGAAGTAAAGGAATTCTACGGACGATGATCATTCATAGAGTGCCCCCATTCCCTTTGTTTTATGACAAGGCGGGGCTAGAAGCAAGCACAGTATACACTTGGTCTTTGGTTGACGGAGACTCTGTTGAGGTTGCTAAGGGCACCGCAACAACTGATAATGAGGGCGCTCTAAGAATTGAAGTTCCAAGCATGTACGATGATGACTACGTTATGAAGGTATCCACAGGAGGATATCTCAAGGTAGCTGATCAGGTGTCCGTTGTGAGGCCATACATCGATATCAAAGCTTTGCTGCCATCAATCTATACTGAGGCGCAGTATGCCAAGGCGGTAGCCAATGAGGTTGTCGCCAGAGGCATTATCGACGGATACACCAATGGATTCTACATGCTCAAGGAAACATATGAGACAGAGGGCAGCGGTAGCGATTACCTGACGGTACCCTACAAGCTCAACAAGCTATTGAAGGTATGGGAGAGTGGAGTTCTGGTTTACGACTCTGAATCAGAAACCAACCCATACGACCTTGCAATCTCACCTGACAGGACATCGATCATTCACCTAGGTGATTCGGACTATGAGTCTGGAAAGCCAATCTCGCTCATGTTCGCAGGATCAGACTATGGCTCAACATATGGACGAAGTGGTTCCTTCCCAACAGGTAAAGATTACGTTGTCCAGTTCGAAACAGGTCACGAAGTTATCCCACCAGTAGTAAGCCAATGTCTCAAGCTTCTTGTAGACGACATTACGTGCGGCTCCTCATACACCGACAAGTATGTCTTGGAGTACGCAACAGACCAGTACAAGATCAAGTACAGCGCCAAGGCTCTTACGGGCACAGGCAATAAGACAGTGGACGTTCTGCTCAGGGTTTACAGGGACTACATCGTGAGGGCAGGATTGCTCTGATGTTCTTCCCTATGCTTGCAGACGTGTACTACCCAGTCAAGGTTCAAAAGCCTTCCGGTGCAATGGAAGCTAACTGGGAGTTCGACCAGTCGGTTCCTTGTGAACTCAAGACTGGGTCGTTCAACACATCCAAGCAAAATGCCTTGCAGACATTTGATGATCTATTCGCTTTGCCAATGCTGGTATACGGAAGGTTTGACAGGGATATCCAAATCCTACAGGACGAATCTTCGGTACCATTCTCAGAACTTCGTATCACCAATATTCGCACAAGGACTTGTGACGACACGGGATTGGTTCTTTTCAACGAGAACATCGATGGAGGAATGGTGCCTACGGTTTATGAGGTCCGCAGCCTTAGTCCCTTTATCAACCCATGGGGAGTAGCAGAGCATTTCAAGACTCAGCTTGTTCGCAGTGACGACCAAAAGGGAGCCTTGTGAGGGCGACAGTAGATGTCACTGAACTTGTCCTAAAGCTTAACAAGATCATTGAATACTCAGAGGGATTCTTGATTGAGACCCAGCGCTTGCGCAGGCAGTTCAATACAGACATCGGAAACTATGTAGTCAAGCTTCTCGGTGAGTACATCGACGGACTTGCGAGAGTTTCACCTGAGAGCTTGCATCACGTCTACGAGTGGGGACAGGTCGGCACAGAGGCTGGCAGGCTCTTCGATTTCAACATGGTGGCTACAGCAGAGCACATCACGATTGCTGGCACCTTCCTAGAATCACAGTCCGTCTCCCCGACAGGCACAGTCCCCTTCTATGACAAGGCTAGGATCATGGAAAGTGGAATCACTGTTGTCATCAAGCCCAAGGATGCGGAAGTACTCGCGTTCGAGGTTGACGGAGAGACGGTATTCACTTCAACAGAAGTCACCGTGGAACATCCCGGTGGTGAGTATGTTGCAGGATCATTCGAGAACGCAGTCGATTCTTTCTTCACGTCATATGTAACAAAGCAAATCCTGAACCCTCTATTCAAGAAGATGTCAAGGGCCACAGAATACAAGCAATTCTTTGCAGCAGGCTCTAGAGTCGGCGGTAGAGCAGGAGCACAGGCAGCACGTAGATACCTAAATGCAGGAGGCATTGATGGACTTGTTTGACGAACCACAACCAATCTGGGTTGTGAATAAATACATTTGGGAAGAGCTAAAGGTAATGTCTCCCAAGCTTGCTGATATGTGGCCCACAATTACTCCCTTCTTCCCAACGAATGATTCCACTTCTGGAATTGCACAATGGGAGGGCAAGCCTTATTTCATTTACAATCAGGCGCTGAGGGTAGAGAATTCCTTCTATCAGATCAAGAAGGCCACGTTCGTGTATTCCATGCGAACAGACTCGGATCAGACGATCCCGTTGTCAATGGCACTACAGAAGATTCTCGACCGTGAGGATGACACGGCAAAGGACATCAATGACTTCAACCTATCGCTAGGTGAAGACTCTTGTCCCGTGTACTTTCATTCGTTTGACGTTTATCAGAACGAACCCGGCAAGCCAAGGGAGAGTGCCTCTGCGCCATTCGTAGTATCTAACTTCATGGTAGTTGTAAAATACCATTGGCTTAACGCGGACCTTCCTCCATTTGAGTAAAATCAATGGTACAATTAGTTCGAGGAAACGTCCATAACTCCAAAAAGAAAGAGGTGAAACATGGCTTATACTCGTGGTGACTCTAAGCAGATCATCGTTGGTGCCGCAGCACTCTTCGTTTTCGAAGACGGCGAAATGGCAGCCGCTGACCTACCTACTTGGGTACCAGCAACAAAGGCAATTACTACAATTGCCGCTGACGCAGACTTCCGTAACGTCGGTTACACGACCAACGGACTTGAGCTACAGTACCAGCCTGACTTCGGTGAAGTTAAGGTTGACCAGCAGCTAGACGTTGCTAAGCTCTTCAAGCAGGGTATGCAGGTTACAATGAAGACCACACTGGCAGAGGCTACACTTGAGAACCTTGTTCTTGCTATTGCAGCTAAGGACACGGACCTCGCAGGTGGAGAATTGACGCTAAAGTCTGGTGAATTGGGTGACGCTCCTATCGAGCGTGGCTTGGTAGCAATTGGTCCCGGTCCTCAGACCGTTCCAACAGAGCGTATCTATGCAGCTTACCGTGCATTGTCCATGGACAGTGTAACGATCAGCGCGAAGCGCGACGAAGCTTCTCAGTTCGAAATCTCCTTCCGTATGCTTCCAGATAACTCTGGTACCTACGGTAAGATCATTGACCGCGCTGTCGGAGTCTAATAGCTCCAAGTAGTAGCTGAATGGCATAGGCACCCCTACGGGGGTGCCTTTGTCGTCCCTATGATATACTTTCGTTATTCAACTACTACGAAAGGATACACATGCCAAGCAGTGTATATGAGACTGAAAACCTCACGCTCGAAGACAATATGGTCATCTCGATGAAGCCCCTAAAGATTGCCAACCTCCGCAAGTTCATGGCTGAGTTCGCAAAGCTAGAGAAGGCCGGTAGCGACAACGACAAGTCGTTCAACATCCTAGGTGACTGTGTAGTCATCTGCCTAAGCCAGTGGGTCAAGGAAGACTTGACCAAGGAGTGGATCGAAGATAACCTAGACATCAACAACTATTACGACATCATCCGTGTAGCTTCCGGTATTGATATGCGTATTCAGGGAAACGTCTAAGCGGCGGGACAACATGGGAAGACTTCGACCTTGCTAAGCTAGAAGGCGAAGTCTTTCTGTTGGGTATGTGGAAGGACTACGAGGAACTCGAACACAGTCTTTCAATGGCAGAACTCAACGCAACTCTCGCCGCCAAACGAGACGCAGACTATCAACAGCAGAAATTCCATGCAGCATTGCAGGGAGTCGATCTTGATAGCCAAGGCGGTAAGCCCGAAGACCAAGAGCCAAAGACACTCCAAGACTTTGCAAACAAGATGGCCGCAAAGGAAGTCGGCACATCGACAAATGACATCGCCACCCTTCGTGGGGCAGAAGCAATGTCCGCTGGAATTGGTATTGGAAATGGCCTTGATTACGAGATAGTGGAATAAGTACATCTGCTATAATTGGGGCTAGGAGAAATATGACAACTGACGTAACCGCTGGCATTGGTATTACTATTGATTCGGCTGGCGCACTAGCCCAGCTTCGCCAGCTACAAGCTGGTATTTCCCAATTCAACCAGTCGGTTATCTCCTCCAATTCCGCTGCGGTATCAAAGCAGCAAGACCTCATCAAGACCTTCTCCCAGCAGGTAGAAGGAACGAGGCAATTCACCACCGGACTCACAGAGGTTGAATCCTCCGTCCATCGTCTCGGTAAGTCAATCGACACAGGCAAGCTCAAGCTGGGAGATTACTTTCGATACGGCGTAGCAGCCAGTGGCAAGTTCAAGAATGCATTCGGCAGGCAGCAAGCCGAAATCATGAACTTGGCTACAGACAGAGTCAAGAAGCTTCAAACACAGTACGTAAGCCTTGGAACAGCCCATAACGGCATGACCAAGGCTCTTGCTGTGCGTCCACTCAATTTGTTTAACGCTGACGCAGCAATTGGTACGCAGCGTATGCAGATTTTCAACAAGCTCATGACTGATGGCTCCACAAGCCTCGTCAACTGGGGTAAGAATACACAGTGGGCAGGACGCCAGCTTATGGTCGGTTTCTCCATGCCTCTTGCAATCTTCGGAGCTATGGCTATCAAGGTATTCCGTGATATCGAAATGGCTTCCGTTTCCTTCCGTCGTGTTTATGGTGACGCATTCACTTCTGCCCCAGAAACAGAGAAGGCTCTTAATGAGGTAAAGGCTCTTGCGTCTGAATACACCAAGTACGGAATCGCTGTCAAGGACACAATCGGACTTGCAGCTAAGGCCGCTGCCTTGGGTTCTCAGGGTCCAGACCTTATTGCACAGACCAAGGAAGCAACACGACTATCCACACTTGGTCAGATTGAATACCAGCAGGCTCTTGACACGACCATCAGCTTGCAGACTGCCTTCGGTATCTCGTCAGCAGACCTAGGCACAAACATTGACTTCCTGAACGCTGTTGAAAACCAGACCGTTCTGTCCATCGATGACGTTACACAGGCTATCCCGAAGGTAGCTCCTGTTATCAAGGCTCTTGGTGGTAACGTACAGGACTTGACCTACATGCTTACCGCTATGCGTGAAGGTGGAGTTAACGCCGCTCAGGGTTCCAACGCTCTTAAGTCTGGTTTGATGTCTTTGATCAACCCAACACAGGCAGCTATCGACAAGTCCAAGGAACTAGGAATCGACCTAGAGGGAATTGTTTCACGTAACGCTGGTAACCTACCGGGAATGATCAAGGAAATCGGAGCAGCATTTGCTTCCATTGATGATGGTCTTAAGCGTCAGCAGCTTATGGGCAAGGTATTCGGTAAGTACCAAGTAGCACGTATGACTGCAATGTTCGCCAACATCAATAAGGAAGGTGGACAGGCTTCTCGCGTACTCGACCTTATGGGATCATCCATGTCTACTTTGGCCTCAATCTCCGACAAGGAACTTTCAAAGATCGAGCAGGCAGTTTCGATCAAATTCGCAGGAAGCCTAGAACGACTCAAGGCTGAGGTTGCGCCTATTGGTGAGCAGTTCCTTACAGCCATCCTCCCAGTCATGGATGCCGTTGAAGGAATCCTCAAGGCATTCAATGGTCTTAATCCTCAGTTCAGGCAGTTCCTCGTAATCGGTACAGCTATTGGTGGAATCGTTCTGCCAACAGTTACGATGCTTGTAGGTCTATTCGCCAACATGGGCGGTATGATCATCAAGTTCTTGAAGAACCCAATCATGTTCATCGTGAACGGATTCAAGAACGCTGGGGCGTCTGCAAACTATCTCGCAACAGCAGAGCTTGACACCGAGGCAGCTACGGCTAGCCTTGAGGGGCGTGTCACAACGCTCACAGGATCGCTCAACGTACAGGCATCTGCCGTAGCACGTTTGGTAGCGGCCTATGAAAGAATGTCTATTGCAGCATCAGCCGCTCTACGTTCGAACCCAGCAGGTTTCCGCACCACCAAGATTCCCGGTTTTGCCAAGGGACGCATCCAGATCGTTCCCGGTATGGGCAGTGGAAAGAAGGACACCGAGCTAGCAATGCTGGCACCGGGAGAAGCTGTCATCAATGCTGAGGACTCCAAGCGTTTTGCTCCACTCCTTGCTCTCATGAATCAGGGCAAGCTACCGGGTTATGCCGGTGGTAAGACAGAAGGAATGCACTCTGTCAATGTAGGTGGAACCAATGTAGAGTACAAGCCATGGGGTAAGGGCGCACCTGAGAAGATGCAGGCTATGGTCAACGATGTTGTTGCCGAGGGTAGCCAGTATGCACAGATGCTTATTCGCATGTTCCAGAAGCTTGAAGGAAGCGCTGTCAGCGTAAACAATATTGCTGACAAGTTGACTTTGGTAGGCAATCCTGTTCTCAGCGACATTGGAGCAAGGAATACTTCTAAGAGTGGATGGGGAGCACCTAACGATTTTGCCAAGGCAAAGAAGGAAGGTCTAGACGCTGACACCGGAACAAAGACATTCTTCAACAACCAGCTAAAGACCACTCAGGATGACCTTAAGTTGTGGGCACAGAAGAATGGACAGACCCTTCCTTCCGGTGCCCTCAATGCTGCAAACTACGGTACCCACATCTCCCACCTTACCAAGGGTGGAGAGGCAGAGGGCAAGAACTGGCTTCCAAAGCGCGTAGGCGTTGACTCAGGATACATCAACACATACACCGAGGCTACTCAGGCGGGTATGAAGAAGATGGTCAATACTCTTGTTGAAATGGACAAGGGTGGAAAGAACTTCACCTTGGAAGAGGAGAAGGCAGCCAAGACCTTCATGCAGATTGCCACAAGCGGAAAGAATGCAGATGGAAGCCTCAACGCATTCAAGCTTTCAGCAGAGCAGGCCAAGTACGAGCTAGCTTTGCTTGCTCAGGATATGCACCCCCAGACAATGGGAGCAGTCGCAGCCGTCAGGGCTATTGCGACAACAGACCTCAAGTTTGCCAAGGAACAGAACTTCCAAGGTAGGACTCCTCTGGGAACTAGTGCAACATCAGCATGGAAGGCTCGCGCAGCACAGACGGCAGCGCAGTTCAGCTTGGACAACAATGGTCCTGCAAGGATTGCAAAGAGTACAGGGTATTTCTCAAAGACAATGGGTACGGTTCGTGAGGGAACAAAGTTCCGTGCAATGTCAGGTGCAGAATTCGCGGCAGCAGACAAGGAAGCTGCCAATATGTCTTCCCGCATCAAGCGTTGGGCAACCAAGTTCTCTCAGGGTCTCGTCACATCCCTACAGGGTGCAAACATTTCTTTGGGCGGTGCAGAGAAGGCTCTAGGCATTCACTCCCCAGCCAAGGAAATCACTCTCATTGGAGATAGTGTCCAGCAGGGTGCAATCTTGGCGGTCGATGCATTGCGCAAGGGCAAGGCTGACCTCAAGCTTGGACTTGGTGAATTCGGAACAAGCATCGCTCTTACATCCAAGACTCTAACCAAGTCAACAGTCAATGCTGGTGACAGTGTTGCTAGGGCAATCAAGGCAGCAGGAATTGAAATCAATGCCGCCGCACTCACGTCAGCATCTTCTGGTACTCCTCTTGCTAGGAAGAAGATTGGTGGAGGAAAGCTACAGGGCGCTCTTGGTGGACTTGATATGGCGTTCATGGCTGGATCAATGTTCCTACCGGGACAGCTTGCAGAGTTCTCTCAGAAGCTTATGTTCGCATCCATGGGCGTTCAGGCATTCACTGGAATGCTACAGGGAATGGCAGCAGTTTCTGGTGCAGCTAAGCTTGGTGGAATCTTCGCACCAATCGCAAGTGCAGCGCCACTGGCCGGTACAGCGTTGGGAGCACTTGCTTCCCCTGCCGGTATTGCTGTAGCAGCACTTGTGGCCTTGGGCGGTATTGCATGGTTGGTCTACAACCACTACAAGGAAGAAGAGAAGAAGCTTCATGCATTCGGTGAGGCCGTCAAGACAACAACAGAGACTCTTCAAAGTGCAGCAACATCATTTGGATATAACGAGAATGTTTCTTCCATCAACACCCGTACTCAGGATACTGACAAGGGTGCTCAGGCACGCGCTGTTACTGCCCAGTCTTGGGTAAGGGATCAGGCAAAGGCTGAGGGAGAAAATGGAGACAAGTTCCGTGCAAAGCTTGATGTTGTCAAGTCAGGAACTGCCGCACAGGCAGAGCAGGTTCTTCGCCAGACATTTACCTCACTTCTTGCTTCCGGTGCTCCCGGTGATGTAGCTAAGTCCATTGTTGAGCAGATGGCTAACGAAGTAAACCGTCAGAACATCTTCAAGAAGATTGGTGACGATCTAGGCACCGCCCTTGATCCAAAGGGCAAGATCAGGTCTGTCGCTCAATTGATCCAGAAGAACATGGCACCGGGATTTGAGGCAGCAGCAACGGCAGCCAAGAAGGTTGCCGATCAGGAAAAGCTTATTGAGGAAGCCAAGAAGAATGGCATCAAGATCAAGGGTGGATACGATCAGAAGACCCTTGAGAGTATCGCAAAGTACAAGAAGAACATTGAGGCTATCAGGTCTGAGGAAGCTCAAACCAAGGCTGGCTCAGGCTCTATTGTTCAGCAGTCCGCAGAAGACCTCAACAAGTTCCTCGGTGCTGGACTTATTGATCAGCAGCAGTTCCAAGAGGGATTCCTAGCAATCAAGAATAGTGTTCAGCAGGCATTCCCAACGGATGCTGCGGCACAGGCTGATGCATACACAAATGCAGTTCAGGGAATGGGAGTTCAACTACAGTACAACCTTCCAGTTCTTAATGACGCAGCGGTTGCGGCAGCTACCCTTAATGCCGTAATGTCTGGCGCTGACCCAACTGACATCAACAATGCACTATTGAGCGCAGCGGGTAACGCTGGCGTTGCTACAGCAGCACTGAATGTTCTTGCAGCAGCAGCACAGAATAATCCTGTCGTTAATGGCACCGCAAACATTGGAACCATTGAGGCACAGATTGCAGCCAAGAAGAATCAGATCACAAGCCTTACAAAGAAGCCAGCCAAGAAGAAGGCAGGCTCCGGTGGAGGCGGCGGCGGTGGTGGAGGATCAGCACCTAAGTCCAAGTATGACAAGAAGTCTGACGCTATTGCCAAGGCTAACGCACGTCTGGATATCCAAGAGGTAAAGATTGACCGCACCGAGGATTCCAAGATTCAGCACGCCATGGATCAGCGTTGGGGTGGCAAGACTGTTGAAATCAACGGACTCAAGGTAACTGTCAAGAATTCTGCCGACGTTGAATACGCAATGCAGCAGATCGATGAGACGATTGAGGATATCAACCGCAATCAGGTTGACCCTCTTAATGACAGGCTTGACGTTCTACACGACAAGCAGGATAAGATTAATCGTCAGATCACCGAATGGCAGCAGGAAATTGATAAGATCAATGAGGGATACGCTGCCCAGACAAAGCCACTTGAGCGTGCCAACACGTTGCTCGAAGGACAGCAGGCAACCCTTGAAGCAACAAGAGACAAGCAACTACAGGGAATTGACCTACAGACTTCTGCTCTACAGAACCAGATTGATGTAGCCCAGTATGCAGCAGAAGTACAGGGCAAGCTTCTCGATGACCAGATGGAGAAGAACTCTCTTAATGCTGAGCTTATCGACAAGCAGGTTCAGGCAATTGACGACCAGATTTCTGCTCTTGAAGATGTCAAGACACTCAATGACATTCTTGCCGCACAGAAGCAGTCCCAGCTTGGTCTAGCTTCTGCGTTGTCTTCCGGTGATGCTGGCGCAGCCGCAGCAGCAATGCTTGAGTCCCAGTCCAGTGCAGCAGGCGGTGCAAGTCAACTACAGACCGCAGGTATGACGGGACAGCGCGACGAGCTACAGGCACAGTCAGATGCCCTTAACGCACAGAACGATTTGCTTTCAAAGCGCAAGGACGCTATGGATAGGGGCGTTGACGCTCTTAATCGCCAGCTAGCAGCTTTGACACAACAGCGCACTCTCATTGAAGACAACTACAAGCTTGAGCTACAGGGAATTGCAAACAGCATTGCAAACAACTCTGAGCGCATTCGTCAGCTTACGTTCGAGCGCGATACAAGGGTTCAGTTCTGGCAGGATCAGATTGACAAGTACGCACCAGCGTTGCGTGACCTTGACAACCAGATTTACGACATTGAGCAGAAGATCAAGAAGATTCAGGATGAGAAGATCAAGCCTCTTGAGCGTCAGCGCGACTTGCTTGCAGACATCCTCGGAGATGTCCAGCAGCAGATCGCCCGCGAGAAGGCAGTCATTGACCAGAAGCGCAAGCAGCTTGACTATGCAAACAAGATCAATAATGCAATGAAGACATTGTTCGACAGGTCAAAGGCAGCCGGTGGCGCAGCAGGCGGAATTGGAACGGCACTTGGTTCAAGCAGCAAGGCTCTACAGAAGGCTCTAGCAGACCTTAAGGAGCTTGAGGCTAAGCTCAAGGCGGCAAAGTTCCAGAAGAAGATTGAAATGGGTATGGTCACCAAGGACAAGAATGGCGCAATCAAGGTCTTCAACAGTCCCGGTGAAGCAGCCCAGTACGTCTCTGAGACATTTGGAAATGCCAAGGTAGTAACAAAGAACGACATTGAGGGAACCTCCAAGATCAACGGAAAGAACGTAAAGGGAGATTACTCCACTATCGCTCGCAAGATTTCCGAGGCACTGGACAACGACGTAAAGAAGCACATCATTACCCAGATCAGCGTTGACCCAGAACACAAGCAGGTTAAGATCACAGCCAAGAAGGTAAAGGGCGAGATGGTCTACACCTTGAATGGCAAGTCCTTCACCGCTGCAAGAGGAGGTATTCTACCGGGATTCCGTGGAGTAACTCACGGTGACAATGTTCCTGCCATGCTACGTTCTGGGGAAGGCGTTACTGTTGGTGAGGCTTTGAGCCAGAACAAGTATGAGACAAAGCGTCTGCTTGCTCTTAACAAGGCAGCATTGAGTGGAAACATGGGAAGCTTCTACCGTGATTGGTCAGCCCCAGAAATCACAACAGCAGTTCCTGTCATGGCTCCTGCCGTAAACGGTAGCACCAGTGGTGACACCTACAATGAGTACAACTTGACTGTAAGCGGATTCGGCTCAACTGCAACAGCAGATGAAATCGCTGGCAAGGTAATGTATACTATTAAGGAAGCCCAGCGCGGTCAGATTAGGAGTAGGTCATGACATACACACTCGCAGCAAGGAAGACTTTTCAGCGCCCCCAAGCTGCAATTTTTTCAGACCGCAAGTTCACTTTTGACAGCGGCACCGATGAGTATGTCGCACCAACAGATTTGAATGAGGGAGTGATGCAAGCCATCATTCTCCCAGACCATGGACGTAAGCCAATCCAGTATGGATTTGATAGGATCGAAGCCAAGGCTCGAATGATCAACGGAACGTCTAGGTCGTATTGGACAGCAGACAAGGTCACCTTGCAGACATCGTGGGACAACCTCCCATCACGTCTGGCAGAAGGTGGTCAGGATTATGCCAACGGTATGCAGAGACCAATTGGAGCAATGTTCCTTGCGGATAATGCAGCACCGGCATGGCTTTTGCGCGACTGGTATAATGGACATCCAGAGCCTTTCTATGTTTATCTGTCATATGACGATGGTATTGTCAACGCAAGGCTTGGTCAACGATACGTTGAAGAGAGGCTGATGTCTTTCACAAGCTTTGGTATGACGCTTGGCAACCGTGGTCGTTATGATTTCTGGGACATTGATTTGGCGTTGGAGGAAGTTTAATTGTTCAAAGCACCAGCATTGCAGAAGCACCTTGAAACTGCTCATACAGTAAGGTCACTGCCAAAGGTTATCGGTGAAATCAACCTGAATGACCTTGGTCGTATTGAGCGTATCGGAAACTACATTTGCGACCCTGCGAAGGGTGTGCAGCCAAGTTCTTTCTACTCTGAATCTGATGTGCAGACAATCGACTCCACTGTAAGCTACGAGACAAACGTATTGCAGTCTGGTGACGCAGAAGATGTTGGAGAGCGAGTTCTCCACAAGGTAGATTCCCAGCTACCCAAGCTCTACCCAATTCAGGACGTGTTTGCACACCACCGTCCTCGCTCTGGAATCAACAAGCTTATGTTCATGGACGGTCAGTTCATCGATGACAAGCTCAGCGCCCTACGCCCAAGGTATTATGTATCCTCCCGTAGAGACCCATTCAAGTACTGGACGAGCTACAGGACAAAGGGACTTGATCTTGCCGGTCTTCCAATTGCTCATGGAGTTTCACGTTCGGACGGTAATATTGATGACACTGCTCCGTTCGTTGTCTACAACGAAACATTGAGCGCCAATCGTATCGTAATTAAGATGCAGACTCATGTGGGAACAGAGCGCCTTGACCCCAGCATTGTTGTTGACCCATTCTACGGTGCGTCAAATAGCAAGACCCCCAAGTCTTTCAAGGTTCAGGTTCTTAGGGACGAGATGTGGGAAACTGTGTACACGTTTAACGGCAACGTCCCAGCGGACGGATATGTCGAGCTTGGCTATGGACTCATGCTTGACTCAAGCTATGCGGATAACTTCGAACTTATCGGAGAACTTGAGTCTGCGTTTCTTTTGCCAAATCCTGCGGATCACGATAATGGTGACGCATTTATCGTGGGCAGCGACAAGGGAACCCTCTACGTTCTCAAGGACGGAGAGTGGAACCTTATTTCCAACGTATCCTACGGATGGTCTGACGTAAACTCAAGCCACGTCATCAAGAATCTCATCGATCCTCCCAGCTTCACCAACGGTAGCTACATCGCATTCCGTGAGTTCGACTGGTTCAAGGGAATGCGTATCGTTGTTGACACGATGAACCTACCCAACACAACCTTTGATCTGATCGAGCTTAGCCCTAGGCTAGTATTCGACCTCACAGAAAGAGCCATCAGCTTCTCTGTGACAAAGACAATGGGTGACCTAAGCCAGTCCCCACTTCCAGTAGGTGCCCTCCGTGCGGGCACGGGCAGCGTAGACCTCAGCAACAATGACTTCGCTCTCTCAGAATCCTTCGCGCTTGACCTGTCAACTGGCAAGGGAAGCGTTATCGCCAAGTACCTTGGTCAGGAAATCAAGTTCGACTTCTCTGAGACCATCTATAATGTTGGCGGGTACAAGTACAATGTTCCCATTAAGACCCTTTATGCAGAAGAAGCACCAAGGATCATTGACGAGCCAACGACGACAAGCTTTGAGCTTCGTGATGAATTCTTCATCCTTGAGCGTGCAACTGCACCACAGCTAGTCCTTGAGAATGTTTCCCTCAGCCGTGCAATCATGGTATTGCTTGATAGCATCGGATATGAAAAGTATTCATTCCTTCGTATCCCAAATGTGGATGAGCCATTCATTCCCTATTTCTTTGTTTCGCCAGACATGTCTGTTGCCGATGTTATGTCTGCATTGTCAGAGGCAACCCAAACTGCAATGTATTTTGATGAGCGCAATGTTCTCGTTATTGCATTCCCAGCATATGTATTGCCTGACGCAAATGTTCGCAGCACTGACCTCGTTTTGCGCGGTACAGATAAGGACGGTGCCCTTGCAAACATCAAGGACGTGTCTTCTTCCGAAAGGGAACTCTATAACAATGGAGAGGTAACCTTCACCAAGCGTTACATTCAGCGCACAAGCAGACTGTCCCAGAGCCTTTATGGTGACAAGGACAAGGAATGGATTTACTCCCCCGTCATGGTATGGGAGGCAACCGGTCAGGATAACGTAAAGTCCCAGAACGATGCGGTAGAGAAGCAGTCCGAGTTCACCCTCAGTGCATTCCCATTGAGCGCACCACTGACAACAACAGTCCCACAGGTTGTTGGTGGAGTTGTCACGGACAACCTTATCAGCGTGGGAGAGTCCGCAAACTACTTCTCTTCATACAATGGATATCTTTGGGCCAATGGTGAAATCATTCACTATGATGCAGTGCAGTTCAGCGTTACCGGAACAGGCGATGTGTGGATTCAGTCTGCCGATGAGTACCAGAACTACTTCCTTGGATTGCCATTCAATGGCAAGATTTACCCAACAGGAATGTTGCGCATCTACGCACAACCATACACAGACACGGATGATTATGGAAACACTTCACTTGTAGAAGGTACCGTTTCCGAACATGGTCGTGGAAAGTTCAACACTGAAATTGTTGACCACCACGAAGGTCTCACTGAGGATTGGGTAAGCAGCCTCAACGGAATGTACCAGAACAGCAACTACCTCTTCACACTATCATCAGTGGTGAATTATCCACAGTCCTTGTCAACTGACAATGGAGCAGGCTACGTGTCCAATGGTGTCACAGCACAATCCACAGCTTCCACTTTCAGCAGCGTGTCCAGCGAAATCAACAACCCTCTTTCCCGTGTGACTACGGCAAATGATGTTGATAAGCTACAATCTTCTGCAATGATTCTCTCTGGTGCAAATCAGGGACGTGACCATGTTAGTTATGTACACAAGAAGCTAGACGCCGTGCCCACAAGTTTCGGTACACGTATGCGTATCATTGGTGAAATCCTGAGCACGGGATCACAGGAGCCAATTGGTTCTGAAATTCTCACCAAGCCTTACATGACTACACCAAACGCTGACTTGACAATTTCTGGTGGCGGTGGTGGCCTCGGTATTCTTGTTGACCCAGTGAAGAATCACGGATACTTCATGGAGCTACAGGCTCTCACCGGAGCAACAGAGGATTACTCATTCGAGGATGTCAACCATGAGGTTACCTTGGGTAAGGTTTCTGCGGCGGTAGTCACATCCAATGAGGTAAAGCTTACCCTAGTAGACACACCAAAGATCATTGCCGTAGGTGATACCATTACTGTTACAGAGTTCCCAACAGACAATGCTGACATCAATGGGTCATACCCTGTCAAGCGTGTAGATGTCAACGATGTCTACTATGACCTTATCACGGTTCCATACACATTCTCGGCACCTTATCCTGATACCGCAGCTATCACCGCGTCAGCGGGAACATCCCCATTGCCATTGGCGGCTATCAAGTCCATCAGTATTGATTCAACTGGTGTGGCTCTTGTGACCTTGGTGGATGGAACTAATCCCGGCTACGCCATTGGAACAACGTTGACCAATGTCAATTTCGAGACTTCAACCGCCATTCCAAACATCAATGGAGTTGTGAGCGTTTCTTGGGTTGGAGATAATGAGTTCAAGTTCGATATTCGAAAGACGACTTATACCTTTGTTGATGATCTGAGCGCAATTCATTTCTCCTACAAGGATGATGCTGGGGCAACCGTCACCCTGAATAGTGACGAGATTAAGTCTGCTACATCAACAGCGCAGGATATCACCTTTACTTTTAGCGGAACAAACAAGACATTCAAGGATTTGGATGCCGTTCTTGCCGGTGGCACTGTTGTCATTGATAGGAAGAATGAATTCAAGAACCCTCGTATGAAGACCGCAGGCGCAAGGTCTGTTCTCTCTGCGAACTTTGCCCAGAACCCAAGGGCAATCAATGACCCAGCGGCAGCGGTAGGACGTTGGAAGCCAAAGGTATATTCCACTACCAAGACACATGGAGGAAGGGCAACCCAAGCCTTTGTTTCCCAAGACGCATATGTGAAGACAACCAATATCAAGACCTTCACTTCGAGTACGTACATGAAGGGAACGGCCTACTCAGATAGAGGATGGCTCCTAGCTGGTGATGGCTCTTATGGTGACAATGCTCCTACACTAGGAAGTGACGCCTACAACACTTCACTGCCTGTGACTATGGCAGACAATTACGTCCGTGTAGGACTATGGGTTAAGGCTTCTTCCAAGACAAAGATGCAGATTGGTCTACGTCGCTCCAACGAGTGGCGTCACAAGACCAAGGGCAAGTGGTACTCCTCAGAGACATTCAGCGGAGCGGTTTCCGTGGGTACGGACTGGACATGGGTAAACTATGGATTCAAGATCACCCCATTCAATGGTCAGGTCCACTTGCGTACAAGGTTCTCCAAGTCAGGCTCCAAGATCACATACTACGGAACAGGACTGGTAATCTCGAAGGACGGCTCTTCCAATTCATTCTTCGACCAGAACTTCTCTACGGACTCATCCGTTTACTCCGTTGGATACGATACTCCGAACAAGCGTCATACCCTATCGTATGACAAGGTGAAGTATATTGAGCCTTCCGCTCAGGTACGCGCAATGCGAAGCACTTCTTTCGGTGACACTGATGGGTATTCCCTACGTGTTGACAGGTATGGGTCAGCAGCCAACCCATTTGCTGTTGTTGATCTTGGACCTGTGACCGCAGGACGTTACGTTGTCAGCGCAGTCATGAATTCAGCAAGCCCTGACATTGCTTGGGACACGGCAGAAAGCACCAAGCCAAAGTTCGTGGTTGGAGCATCAGAAACAAAGGTATTCCCAAAGCAGCTAGAACCCGGTGAGACAGATACAGGGGTAAGGTCTTCGGGTGAAGAGCTACGTCAGGTTGTAACTGTTACTGGCTCAGGAGAAGCGTATCTTTACTTGCCTGCCACAAAGGACGTTGGACAGACTGTGTTCTACGACAACATTGGCCTTGAGCGTATTCCTGCCTACATCCTCCCAGCAGACGAAGACTCCATCACGTTCTTTGACGGTGGACAGTTCGGTGCAGATTGGGAAGGAACCGCTGACGACTCAAGGTCTGTCATGAACTTGGCAGAAATGGGAATCGATACAAGGAATGCAATTACATCTGTTTCTGCCGGTGTTGCTCAGGGTGGAGGAGTTTTCCGATACACCATCACAACCCAAGCAACAAACCCAAAGGCCCAGACAGACGTGTATGCCGTATTCTCTGGCATCAATCAGCTATATGGACAATACCTTGTCAAGACTGTCGCTGCCAATACGTTCACCATTGATACAACTGATGTACCGGGAGACACGTCTTCCCCAAAGGTTATCTTTGTTGATCCAGTTATTGTGACAGTGCCGGGAATTGGAACAAACGTTCCTATGTATCCTCTGGCAGTTGACAATATCTCTGACACCAATGAAACTGGAATGGTGACTGTTGCACACGTACAAACAGCACACAACTACGTCAATCCATTCTTGACAGCTACAACAGCCAAGACGTGGACAGAAACCCAACAGCTATTCAATACCTTCTTCTACAAGACTGTCAGCGATGATCGTGGCGGTAGGGTCAAGGCTGGAGAAGGAGCCTCTCTTACAATTCCAACACATACATTGAAGAGTGGTGATAAGGTAAAGATCACAGGAACCGGAGCACCTTCCACAACATACATTGTATCCAATTTGATTGGAACTCGCGTGGTCTTGAGCGGTAGCCCTACAGGATGGAACGCAGACTG